CTACTGATAATTATTCTGTTTCGTTTTTACCTTATGCTTTTCGGCAGGAAACGGATTCTGTTGTTAATGCCTACAACATTATAGGTATTACTGGTCCCCATTATTGTGAGAATCCAAATACTCCTGAGCAGTTCTTCCAGATGCGGCAAACTTCTACGCTTATTTTTCACGGGAATGCGCCTACATCAAGTATTAACACCGAAACTCCTTCGATTTTTTCTTTGCACCAACGTTGTTGGGAAAAAGATTATTATACTACGGCCTCGTTTTATCCTCAGGCCGCTATGTCTCCCGCTTCTATTGCAATACCTGACGGAGCGAGTAATTTGACCATACCGCAAATACGTTCCGCGAATGTTTTGCAGCGTTGGTTGGAGCGTAATAATATAGCTGGTATGCGTTATTCCGATCAGATAAAGGCAACTTGGGGTATTTTACCTTCTGATGCGTTGTTGGATAGGCCTCTTTTCTTGGGTTCTTCAAAGTTTGGTCTTTATACGAAAGGTGTTGCTAACTCTACATATTCCGCTGAAAGTGAAACATACAATCGAAATCCTTTTAATGGTGCTGTTGGCGCTCGTGCGGGTTCTACGCATGGCTATGGAAAAGATAGTTTGTTTGATACATTTACGTCAACCGAGCACGGCTTTCTTATGGTTATCGCTTCTGTTGTTCCTCATGCTTATTATGGCACTGGTATTCGTCGTTATCTTTCTCGCTCTGAAATTTCCGATTTTGCAAATCCTTTGTTGCAGGGCTTAGGTGAGCAACCTATTTATAATGCCGAGCTTATACTTGACCCTCAGTTGTCCATAACTGGTTCTACTGTTACAAATCCTGTTTCATATTTTGGTACTGACATTTTTGGCTATCAGCAGCAGTATGCAGAATATAAATACCATGATGATGAAGTACATGGTAGGTTGCAGATTACCGAGGATTTGAGTGCTTTTACTCTTCAACGTTATTTCTCGTCCGTTCAACTTGGTAAGGATTTTGTCGAAATAGATGTTGACGAGTTGGATTATGTTACAGCTGCCGAGTATACTTTGGGAGCTATTACTTGGGCGGACTTCTTTTTCTCGTTCAAGAAAGTAACACCGCTTGCCGAATACGTGATACCTACGTTGGGAGACTTGAAAAATACACATAAAGAAAATATTCCTTATAGAGGTCGTCAATTATGAAAGAGCGAACAAAAAAGATTTTAAAGGGCGTATTCTTCTATCTCTCTTGGATTGTGGATACTGTTCGTTGGTTGAGAAAGAAACGTCAAGAAAAACAAGAGAACGATAATTCAAGTGATCAACCCATTAAATAGTTTGTTATGAAAACAGATAAAGAGTTAAAAGTTATAAAAAAACGTGCTTCTCGCACTTTTTATGGTCGTAATATAATTCCTCCGTGTACGCTTGGTGTTACTTTGCCAGGTCTTGGTGTAGATATTGGCCAAATTATTAAAACACAAACAATACCTAACGATGTTGCCGACGTTGTTTATAATGATTTGAAGGAAATCTCGCAAGTCGGTTTTCGCGTGAATAACGATTTTGATTTGATGATGATTGCTAAGGGCTTTAAATCTCTTAACATCGGTTTACAGTCAAATGTTGGTACAGCTGCTTCCAATCAACCCGGTTCCGGTCTTGCAAGTCAACCTACGACGGCAGCGCCGTCGGGTGGTGAGTGACGGTCAACCGTCACTCACTCCGCCGTATCTCGCTATGGTACGGCGGATTGACACATAAATAAAAATGTTCAATCCTTAAACATGAAAATATGGCGTCTCAATTTATGACTAATGGTGTTTCTTCGTTCTTTAAAATGTCTTCTTCTTACGTTCAGCAAAATATGCAGGCTATGCAGCAATTAACCTCTCAGTCTGTTATGTCCAATGCCGAGGAGTTGGCCTCTAATGAGGACGAACAAAGTAAGAATATGATGCAGCAAATGATTAATCTCGCTTCTGCTTCTAATCCGATATCCGCTATTGCTTCCACCGTACTCTCTTTCTTCGATTTTTTGTTTGGTGAAGATGAACCTGTAAGACGTAGGTAGTTATGGGAATATTATCACGGAAAAGGCGTAATAACGCCTATGCTAATGCAACAGATCGTATAACGCGACACCTTTCGTCTTCTTCTGGCTGGCTTACGGATTTGATTAACGGTTCTTTGGCTCGTTCTTATGACGAGTACGAATCAGGTGCAGGTATTTCGTCTGCCGATGCTTTTCAAGCTCAGTATAATTACAAAACAATGCTTGAACAAATGGAGTTTAATAGGTTAATGCAAGAGGACGCGCAAGCTTTTAATGCAGAAATGCAAGCTAATTCGCAAGCGTTTAATGCTGCTGAGGCCGAGAAACAACGTTTTTGGGAAGAAGAAATGTATAATGAATATCAATCACCCGAGGCAATGGTTCAGCAATATTCGGAAGCTGGTCTGAATCCTGTTTTGGCTATGACCGGTGGTGCGCAAGGTCCTACTTCGATGAATGGTGCTGCCGCTTCTGCTGGTTCCGGCGCTACCTCTGGCGCTGCTTCTGCTGCTTCTGCTTCTGTTGGTGATATGGGTGCTGGTATCTCCAATCTTCCAGGTGGTCAAATGTTGTTGGAAATGCTTGGTATGTTTACGGACGGTATAGGTTCTGTTTCTCGTATTTATGATGAGTATCGCGATGCTCATTTGAAGCGTTCACAAGAGCATTATTATGATGAGCTTAAAGAAAATACTCGTGTTGATTCTCAGTTGAAAGAAGCACAAGCGCGTATCGCTTCTATTGATGCCGATTATCGTGCTGCTCAAAATCAAATGGGTTTGGACAAAGGCGGTACATGGATAGAGGAACGTCGTCAAGCTATTAATGAGTCCTTGTCTCGTATGCAGGTAAATGATTCTTTAATTTCTGTTAATGATAGGAAAATTTCTTGGATTAAGAAAGATATTGAACAGAAAGACTTTCAGATCGCACAGTCTATTGCGCAAACCACTCTTACCAATTGGCAGGCTGAAACGCTTCGAGAAACGCTTGATTTTCAAAAGCGCCTCATGGATACCCAAGCCCAGCATTATAGTTCCTCTTCCGATTATTTCAAGGCAATGGAGGCGCAAGTTGATGCGTGGCTTGATGCAGGAGGACCTAACGAGCAAGTTAATAATCTTAAACAGCAGGTGCGCTCAATGGAGACGCATCGTAAACTTTCGATTGTTGATTGTATTTTTGGAAATCTTGTTAATGTGGCCAACGCTGTTACGGGCGTTGTGTTCCCGTATTCTAATATTGGTCGCTCAGGGGGTTATACAGGTACAACGACGATAACAAATTTTGATTCACAAGGTATTATGACCGGAGGCAGTACGACAACTGTAACGCAAGCACCTTTGGTGAAATGAGTATTTTAATTCCGTGTAGCGGAAAAAATTTTGATTTTTTAACACTTTTAATTTGTTTGTGTGTACATTGATTTGTATCTTTGACACATCAACCTTAAAACAATAAAGTTATGTTACAACAACCAATTAATTCGAGTTTATCGATTGAAAATCTTCTTCCTTCGGTTCGCAAGCAGCTTGCGACTTTACATGATGAGCGTATTAGTTATATTCCTGCTCCCATTTCTATTTTTGTGTTCGTTAATCCTCTCGTTGAAGATGCTTTCGACGAGAAAGGCGTTTACGAGATATATTTGTGCAGCGAGGGCGCTCTTTATGTTAAAAATATGTCGCGCTTTGATGCTATGAATCACGGTTTGATGCCTTCCGTTTTTCTTTCGTTCCCCGGTTCTCCGAAATATTATAAGGCCGCTTTGGTGGATTTCTTTTCGCGTGATTATTTGGAGAGCAATCCTCGTCCGTATATTCTTTCTGAAAACACTGATGATTATCAGCATACCGAAGTTTGCAGAGATTTTTATGAAAATGCGGTAGCAATAGCAGCTACTATTAATAAGTTGTATAAAGAGTTTGCCAACCGTGTTGCCTCCGTACAAGATCGTATTCAATACTTTGTTGATATGCATTATCGCATTCGCGAACAGATATCGGATTTTTTGCGTTTACATAAAATACAAGTTGATTGATATGTGTTTACATCCTGTTCCTACGAATAGACGTGATACGCAAGGTCGGTTGATATATCGGCCTTGCGGTGATTGCGTCGAATGTTCTCGCCAGCAAACTAATTCTTGGTTCGTTCGCCTGAGAGAAGAAGCCAAGCAGCATAGATACATGCTCTTTGTTACATATAAGTATCCGAATACATTTCTTTCTTACAAGCATGTAAAGTTTGTGAATAACGACTGCGATTTCTTCAATATTCTGAAAAAATACTTTTATGAGCACCCCTCAAAGTCTTTGCAGTATAACCTTTCGCACGAAAATGTATTTAATAGGTATTTAAACCCCGAAAAATATGTTGATACCGGTGTTTTTGTTCCCGTTTTCTCGAAGTCGGATATTTCGGCGCATATAAAGCGCATTCGTCGTCAATATCAGTATTATTTCAATAAAACGCTTGATATTAAATATTTCATTCAAGGAGAGTATGGCTCTTTAACATTCAGGCCGCATTGGCATGGTTTGATATTTTTGAATGAGGATTTTGCGCATATTAAGGATCTTATTTCTGATGATTGGATTTCGCATTTTTCTGACGTCAATCATAAAAGTGCTGCGATTGATATAAAGGAGGTTGACCTGTCCGATCGCGCAAGTACTGACAATACAATCGAATATGTAGCAAAGTATGTTTGTAAGCATCTTGATGAACAAACACCCTATGTTCAAGCTGGCTATGTTCAAAAACCTCCGCGTGTAATGTCAAAAGGGATTGGTAATGCGTATTTTGAGAAGCTTATGAAGTTACATCCTGACTTGCGCCGGCAGATAGAGAACGTTCAGGATTTTGAAGAGTTCAAGGTTTTGTATAATAAGTTTTTTTTTACCGATTTGTAAATAAACACGGGAAACTTATACAACTTTTATTGCCTCGATATTTCTCTGACCGATTGATGCCGCGTGTTAAGCTCTTATACAAACGTCTCGAATTGAGGCGAAAATATGTGTATGACGGCGCTGAATATGTTGTGAATGTTATATCCTCTCGCATTTCATCTTTCAATAATAAAGTTTTAAAATATGGACACGAAATTAAAGACTTTGCCCGTTTTCGATCGGTTGATTGTTCTTCTTATGTCCGCGATACTGCGTCAAAATTTATTCGATTTAAGGATTGTTACTTACGAGTACTTTTTGAGGAAAAGTTTTCTGAGTTACTTGGAACGTCGGCCTCAGAATTGGTTGATGCGTCGCCGTGTGAAGTGGATTCGCTTTACAAGAAATTTTATGAAGAGTCTGCTCGCGTACGTTTACGACGATCCAAGCCGAACGCCTACTATCCTCTTACCCGAGCTATTCTCGACGAGTGCACGGTTTCCTCACTTCTAGCCTATTAATGTTTTTTTTGGTTTGTCATTGATATCGCCTTTATAGAATTTAATATTTGTTAAAAACAAATGTAGGATTATTAGATAATGTTAAATCACGCTTTATTTAACATTATTTGATAATATCCATTTGGGATTAACGAATATGAGTTCTTCTTTTGCGATATCCAATGTTTAACCAATAAAAATATTATGGCACATTTATCGAAAATTTTTAAGCAGCAGCCCGTCGATATCCCCAATCGTTCGGGCATGGATTTGTCATTTGAAAATGTTTTGTCTATGACGACGGGAACATTGATACCCGTTCTTGTAGAAGAGGTTCTGCCGAATGAAACATATTCACTTGGCTACATGTGTGAAGCTCAACTGCCACCTATGGCTACTGAGTTTTATGGTCGTATCGATATGCGTTTGGAGGCGTTTTTTGTTCCGAATCGTATCCTCTGGGCTGGTTGGCAGGATTTTATGACGATGCCCGTTTATAACCCATTTTCGCCTGAGGTTTATAGACCTACCCATTTGCCCTCTGTTGTTCGCACCTTTAAGGCTGAGAATTTTGACGCTGCGATTGCTCAGTACGAGCTGGCTGGTACTACTGTTGAAAAGGATTCAGGTTCGCCAATGTGGGGCGCTTCTTCTCTTGCGGATTATGTCGGATTTAAGACGACGCAAAATGCAGAAGAAGTTTCGGACGGTTTTTTACTTGTTCCCAATATTTTGCCGTTTATGGCTTATCACAAAATTTACGATGATTGGTATCGAAATCCGAATATTATTACACCGCTTTTTGTACGGCCTACATCTACTGATAATTATTCTGTTTCGTTTTTACCTTATGCTTTTCGGCAGGAAACGGATTCTGTTGTTAATGCCTACAACATTATAGGTATTACTGGTCCCCATTATTGTGAGAATCCAAATAC